AGGTGGAGGTGGAGGACGTGGAGGTGGAGGAGGACATGGAGGTGGAGGTGGAGGAGGACATGGAGGTGGAGGTGGAGGACGTGGAGGTGGAGGAGGACATGGAGGTGGATTTCATGTCGGTGGAGGATTTGGAGGTCACCATGGAGGAGGTCATCGTGGAATTCATGGAGGTGGAGGAATAGGTTATGGAGCAGGAGGTTATGGAGCAGGAGGATATGGTTGGAGAGGACGTTATCCATATTATTCATATCCTTATTATACCTACGATTCTACTTGTACGCAAGCAGATAAAGATCCATACAGTACTGGAAATGAAATCAAATGCTGTGATAATTTAATAGCTTGTTATGGAGACTGGGACAATAATAATAATCCTTATTATCTATGCAAGGATAAATGTTAAATTATAAAATAAATATTTCTGTAATATTTATTTTATCTTTAATTTGAATCTACAAACATGAATTTATACCCCTTATAATAATCTCCGCTTTCAGCATGTTCATTTACTTTGTTTTTACCTATATGCAGTTCTTTACAGAGTTCTTTGATACTTGAATAAGTTGTCCACGTATTATCATCTTCTTTTATGGCTACTATTTTTTTGTGGGTAGTTTCTTGAAATCTTATATGATCAAGACCGTAAGATTTAATCCATTTTCTTAAAGTAGTTCTTGTCGTATCATATAATTCAGCCAGGTCTTCCTTGCTTTTTAACTGTAATTTTTTTTTTAATTCTTCTTTACTAGGAATCTTGTCTATATTATGAGTTTTTATTAGTTTATACAGATTTAAAACTGTAATATTTAACTTTTCCACCACCTCTTCGTCGGTGTGATTTGTTATTAGTTTTAATAATTCTTCTTTACTTACTTGCTTTATCCCAGACTTTAGACTTATAAAATCTAATCCATAATCTTTTAACCATTTTCGAATAATATGGTTTGATACATTATAATGTAAAGCGACTTCGGTTTGTGTTTTATCTTTACATTGTTCCACGAGGTCTTCTTTTGAAGGCGGATCGTAATTATGAAAATCTTTGATATTAATTTCATACTGTTTTAACCATTTACTTATAGGATTTGTTGATATTCCGTAGCTTTTTGCTATATCCGATATATTATGAGTTTTTAACTTTTCTAACAGGTACTCTTTCGGAGGAGCAGTAAATTTTCCTGTAGTAGCTTCAATTTGCAGTTTCCATTCAGGTTCTTCTCTTTTTACAATGGGTTTTTGTTTCATATTTTTTTCAATTTCTTTCTTCTGTTTCTCTATTTCTTCATTATGTTTCTCTATTAATATATATTTTCGTTGTTTGATTTCGTCAATTTTTCTATAGATTCTTCCTATCACTTTTGTAATATCAAAGTCATGTTCATCGGGGTTAAACCGTATCCAATGATTATCATCTATCTCTAAAATTTCATTTATGATATCCATTCTTTGTCTTTCATCACCTGGTTTCCTGTCTTTGTGTCCATTTTCATCGACTTCTACCAGGATTTTATATTCAGTAAAGTATAAATCAATATAATAACAATCGACTTTGTACTGATCTTCGAATTTTTCAGTTTTGAATGTATTGGTAATTGATAAAAGACATTGCTGTTCTTTTGTAAGACATTTTTTATTAGTAGTATCAATACCAAATTTCTTTAGTATATGCAATACATCAGGAGTTATTCTTTTTCTAGTTTTTAAAAGAATTTCAACTACACCATCTCTAGTAATAAGAACAGTTCTTGGGTCCAAATCAGGCTCTTTTACGCCTGGAAAATCTCTAAAAACAAGTTGATTGCATTTTGATACATTATTTGTAACAACATTTTTTGGATTTGCATAATCTAAAAGTGAAGCTATTTCATACCCTACAAAATATTCAAAACACATATAATTGCTCACATAAGAATATGTAGCTAATTCTCCATTATTTTCTTCTTCTGAGTCGCTATCACTTATAAATATAAATTCTACTTCTTGGTTTGTCATTTTTATTATTAAAAATCATGTCTTTAAATCTAATCCTGTAGATTTTTTTCAAAAGGATTAGATTTTTTAATACATAGTAACGTCTTACAACTCAATCATTCATTTCCAGCCTATACATCAAGTCTTTCTTCAATTTCTTTGTAACATTTTCTTATAATTTTCAGGAAGTAGTAGTAGCTATCCCTCGAATATTCAGCGTTAATGCTGCTTAAAATAACTCTTCCTGAATGAAAGATAAGGAAGGTGTTATAACGGTCTTTGTTAAGCTTTTTTATTTGTTCTTTTTCTGATATGTATTGCATGTACTCATTGTACACAGTCATTTCTTCCACCCACGAATCACCCTTGTAAGAAAGTTTTTTAATTCGCATTTTGGTTATATCTAAGTCAGTTAATGGGATCTTGACATTGACACCAGTATAACCGAAACTCGTTTCAAGGAGTGAATAAAATTCTGTTTGTGTACTCATATATCTTGACAACTTTTCTCTGTCAACGTTGAAACCAAGACTGAAATCAATATTTCGCATTGCAGGAACAATCATAGACTCTAAATGGGTTTTTCTTGAAAATTTATATATATCGTTCTCGCGATCTTTAATTTGATCCCAAATAATTTTAACACAGTCTTCAGCTTGAGAATCTAGTTTCACACCCGTCGCTTGTAACATACCATTTTTGCATATTTTAAAGTTAACTGGTTTGTCGTTTAAAATCATTACAACCGTAAATGAATTTCTAAACCACTTACTCTTCTTCTTTTTTGCATTTGGCTTCTTCTGCTTAAGATCAACACCTCTAATCTTATTTTCGTGTTTTAAAGTAACAATTGAACCATGAGGAATTTCTCTTGTTTGTTCAACTACACCGAGCTTCTTTTTTCTACCTCTTTTTTTAGGGACAGCTGTATACTCTGTTATTGGGAGAAAATCAAATAATTTAGTAAGGTCTATTATAAGGTTAGTCATGACGATAAAAGTCTTAGTTGAAACTTTGATATCTTCAAACTTAGGAAAAACGAGACTGTCACCGTCTTTCGATTTATTAATACTATCTTCATGTGCTTTAATATCTTGATTTGTTTTAGTTGCTAACATATTATTATTTAAAAGATGTTTTGTCTTTAAATATTCATTTTTAATCGTAATATAATCTTCAGTTTTTCTAAGATTCTTAGAACCGACATACATATCAGATCTATCAAGAATATTACTTATAGGATTTTTTTCAATATAAACTTTCTTTGGTGGCATAATATTTTTTAATTATTTTTTATAATTAAAAAATCAATTTTAAATAAATGAAAAGAAATTTTATAATTTTTGGAATAATTATTATAATAATATTATTAATTTTAGTATTCTTTTTAATATTTAGAAATCCTAAAAATAATAAACCTGATGATTCACCAATTTTTCCAGTATTACCAGAAGTTCCATTTCCTTTAAATACACCTTTATGGTATAGTAATAATAATCCTTCAAGTGTATATAATTATCCCGAAGAATATTATAGCAATAAACCTTTATATTCTGGTTCTAAAAATACATCAGATATTACAGTTGGTATTGCTTTTTCCGGTGGAGGAATAAGAGCTGCATGTTCAACATGTGGTGTTCTTCAAGCATTAAATAGTTATATAAAAAATGGTAAATCATTGTTAAATAGAGATTATATTAGTTATATGTCATCTAATTCTGGTTCTACATGGGCTCTTTTATCAATATTATATCAACCAATCGAAGGTTCTAAATTCACAGTTGATCAAATTCTTGGGCAATATAAAGATCCAAATAATATTGATTATTCAATAAAAGGTATAAGTCCAAATTTTTTATATAATGCTGTAAATAATAATTTTGATGTTGAAATTGAAGGAAATTGGTGGATTAAATCAGTTGCTAATTCATTTTTTAAACCATATGGACTTTACGATGAAAATACAAAAGGTATTGTAGGAATTGATAATCAAAGTATATCATCTTATTTATCAACATTAGGTTCTAAATACAGAGGAATTGTCTTAAGAGATAATATGCCGATACCTATCGCAATTTCAACAATTGCAAATAAAATCCAAGGTGGTTTTAGTTATATACCTATAGATTCAACCCCTATTAGTTCAGGTTTTATTGTAAGCAAACAGATAACAGAACTAGTAGACCAAAATCCAACAATAAAAAAAATTGGCGGACGTGTTTCAACTTTTGCATTTAATACTAATTATACAACAATTATTAATCCTATAACAGAAGCACCAAAACAAAATATAAATATTGAAAATTTTGAAACAAATGATGATTTTAAAAATATTAAAACTTCTTCTTCAAATATAACATTTTCAGAGATGGCATGGGAACCTGCTATTATTTCAGGAACATCTAGTTTTGCACCAGGACCTCAATTACTTAAAATTAATTTACCAGACAGTATAAAAACACCAATATTAGAGAAAGATATTCCAATATCTTTATTAGAAGATTTTGTAATTCAAACCGAATTTACAGTTCCAACAAATATAGAAGCAAAAATAATAGATGGATATTTATTTGATGATACAGGTATAGTGTCTTTATTAGTTAGAAAGACACAGAGAATTTCAGTTGTAATAGATATTCAATTTACAGATATTCAAAATAATATAGATTTTACAATTGGAAATTCTGTTTTTATTATTAACGGACAATATCAAAATAATTTTGCAAAAATATCTTCTATTAATTCAAATAATATTGTGGTTACTTTATTTGGTATGAATACTAATACAATATTTTTTGATAAAGCAACAGTAAATGATAATTTAAAACAAATAGATATTAACCAAATTAAAAACACGTTTACAGGAGAAATTCCTTTATTAGATAATTATGTAATTGGTATACCTAATTTAAGTACAAATATAACTCCATCAATAACACCAGATGCTTATACCACTACTATTAATGGTATGATACAAAATTATGCAGAAACAGGAATATTTTATTTTCAAGGAATTTATAATACAATTCCTAATAATTATACAGATATAATAAAATATGAAGTTGAAATTTTATGGTATTGTTTATCTCCGTCTCCAAATTTTGTTTCATTATTATCTGATACAAATAAATCTATTTTAAATAATATGTTTAAAATGCCAAATATATGTACATTAAATCCAATTTATAATGATTGTAATACAAATAATATAGGTACTATAGATGGTAATACACAAAATTATTATGAATATTGTCAATATGATTGTATAGATGAACGTTCAGAAAAATATTTATTAGATATGATAATTAATACAAATAATGTTCAAAAAATAACAGATGCTCAAGCATTAGGAATATCAACTCTTACAGCTTGGGTTACAACACAAATAATCATACCTTTTATTAATGGAGATTATGGTATTGCAATACAAAAACCTACTCCAATACCAACATTTACAAAAACTATTATGCCAACTCCAGGACCTAAACTATTACCAAAATATGATAAATTACTTGAATTTATTAAATTTGTAGTAAGACCAATAAATAATGTAATATCAAAATATTTTGATAATACAAATTTAAATATAATTGATACTTTACAAAAATTTATAATAAATCTTGGTTCTGATAACGCACAATCAAAACAAATACAAGAATTTATAAATTCTATACAAGTTCCTGTTGGCGCACAAGGAACTTGTATACTTGGAAATTTACAAGTTGCAAAAGTATTACCGATTTTAGGAAATATTATAATTGATACATTTAATATAGATACAGAAAATTTAGAATTAATATATAATCAAGATACAATTTCATTAAATTGTAAAATAAATGGAAAAGTAACATTATCTAATTTTAAATTAAAAATTTATTTGAGTTTATTTTATAATTGTGAAAAAAATATATTAGATCAAGAACCAACAAGTATAGTTAATATCAATGATATAACTGCTGATATTAGTGGTATAACAAATATTGAAAATGTTGGTATTAATTATTCAAAAGAACAAGATCAATACACTTTAGACTTTTCAAATTCTAATTTATCTTTTAAAAATGTTTCAGCTAAAAATTATAGTCCTGAAATTAAAAATTCTATTATGATAATTGTAAATGATTTTTTTACTCAGCAATGGTTTATAGGTACTTTATTAGCACCAGAGATTATTCTCTTAAAGATTATAGGTTTTATAGATTTATTTCAAGATTTAATTCAATTATGTATTGACGAAATTTTACAAAATGTATTAACAACTATAGATACTAGTTTTATTAAAAAACTTGGACAATTTCCTTCTCCGTTTCCATGTGATTTATGTAAAATAACTTGTCCAACAGGTAAATCATGTATTTGTCAGAATGGAGGTACTTTTGTTGAAAATAAAGGTTTATGTGATTGTATAAATGGTTGGTATGGAGAAAATTGCTCAAAATGTTTACCAAATTATGATAACAGAGATGGTACATGTAGTAAATGTTTAAATGGTTTTATAGGAAATAATTGTGAAATATGTCCTTCTACATACGATAAGAGTGATAATACATGTACTAAATGTTTAAATAATTGGTATGGAGATAAATGTCAAACATGTCCTCCTCATTTTGATGAAACAGACGGATTGTGTATTAAATGTTTAGATGGATGGATTGGAGAAAAATGTGATACATGTTCACCAACATATGATAATACAAATGGACTATGTAATACATGTTTAAATGCATGGTCAGGTGATAAATGTGATATTTGCGATCCTTTACATTTTGATAATAAAGATAAAACATGTAGTAAATGTCTAAATGCTTGGTACACAGATACTTACCCAATAATAAATCCTCATCTTTTATGTAATATTTGTCCTAAATATTATGATAATACAGATGGTACATGTAGTAAATGTAAACCAGGATTTACAGGTCCAAATTGTTTGACTTGTTTACCTATTATACCAATTACACAACTTACTGCAAATAGGACTTTTAATACATTTAGTGATACAATATGGGTTATAGATTTTGGGAACGAAATTCCTATAATAAATGGTGTTAAAGATTACCATAGAGGGCTTGGCGAGTATAATTTACAAGATAAAGATGATAATATAATTTTTAATTACTATTTACCACATCCGGGTGATCCCGTAGCTGCAATAGTAATAGATAACTCCAATGTTAGCGGTAAATATGCGTACGTTACAATTGAAAAACAAACTGGAAAAATATATTATATGCATAATGTTGTCATGACTTATGGAACATTTGAACCAAATGTGTATACTACAGATCAAAATTATGGAAGTGTTCGAATATATCCACAAGTATGTTTGCCAGATTATACCCCTCAATAAAATATTTCAAAGATATATTTTTACAAAATATAATGGAAAAAAACCTTATTGGGATGTGGTTAATATTAATATTAAAATTGAATTTAAAAACGTATTAGACAAAGGATTTTACACGGTGTTATGTTAAATATAAAAACAAGACATGATATAGTCGAACATATATTATCAAAAACAAAAAACCCCAATGATGTTTTCGAAGAAATAATGTTTAATCAAATTCCAAGTCGCAAAGGATTTATATTTGAATCTTTGTGTGAATTATTAATAATCACAAAATGTATAAAAGGTTTAGATTACGACGAAATCAAAATCGGGAAATACCCTTCTTTGCATAAGTTAGAAAGTATTAATAATATATTAAAAAAGAATATAAGTACCAATGAGAGTGGTATATCTGACATTACTATCTTAAAAAATAACACTTTAATACCGTTTTCAATCAAATATAGACAAGACTTTAAACCAGCGGAGTCGGATATTACGAGGCTGAATCAGGAGTTTAAATCCGAAAAATACAAAATCGGATTTATCGTGAAAGATAAAAAAGAAGTTATAAACCATTCACATAGAAGTATCAATGAAAAGAATAACCATTTTAAAATTATTAAAGATGGAATGTTGTTTGACGAAACCGATATTAAAACTGGTTTGAAGACCTTCGTCGAAAGATTCAAAGAGTTTAATACAGTTGAAAAGTTAAAGAAATTTGAAACTTTAATAAATACAAAGTATCTTCTGTCTCAAAAACACCAGCTTGTTTTAAAGCTTCACCAGAAAATGGCATATCTGAGCTTCTTAAAGAATCTAAAACTGAATAAAAAATACCATGTTATCGATCATAAGCCGCGATCCGGGAAAAGTATTTTAATTTTAACTATCGCGAAATACTTACTTGCAAATGGATATAAAAGAATATTAATTATGACTGCCATTCCAAGTACTATAAATAGTTTTGTTAAAGATTTGTCTTGTTACATTGATTTTGATACTGTAAATTATAAAGTTCAAAAAGAAGATGATTTCGAAAGTATCGATACAGATTTTAATGGTATAGTATTTTCTTCAGTGCAATATTTTAAAGCAGGGGACATCGAGAAAAAGAAAGAATCACTAAGACGTTTGAATTTTGATGTTATCTTTGCAGACGAGTGTCATCTAGGATGTTCAACTAGTAAAACTAGAAAAAATATACTTGAAATTGAAAATTCTTTTATAATAGAAGGTATAAATGAAAAATTAAATATCTTTGTTTCCGGTACTTCAGATAAAACAAAAAAATATTATAATGTTCCAAAGGATTGTGTTTACGAATGGAAACTCGAAGACGAAGCTTATATGAAAACAATGTCGGAGGAAAATATAAATATAATGTCTATGCGTCACGGAAAAGTCTTCAATGAATGTTTTTTAGATGATACTTTAAACAAAGATTATTCCAAATGCCCGATTCAAGTATTATTAAAACCATTGTTAGCAAATAAATTAATTGATGATATACATACATACAATGATAAGAATGGAACTAATTATGGGTACAGCGTATCTTCTTTGTTTGCTTTGGTCTATGATAAAACTTTAAAAAAATACAAAGAGCAATTCGAGATATGTTCAACTGTGGATGGTAAAGAAATGTTATATAATTTTTTAAACAGTATAATATCAAGTGATGTGAATAACAAAAATACTCTAATGAAAGAAATAGAAACTGTACAAAGTAAATACAATTCCAGAAAGTCAGAAAGAAGTAAACCTTTATTATTTATTTTCTTTTTACCTACACATACGCGAAATAATAATATAGAAAGCATGCAGAAGACTTTAAAAAAGTTCTTGGAAGATAACAATATGTGGACTGATTATTATATTAGTTATTCAAATGCTAATAGTGACAGCGAAGAAATTTCAGAAGATTATAATAACTTTGTAAATACTATCGTGCGAAAAACACAAGAGGCTCGCAAGAAAGGATGTATTTTGTTTTTAGGGGATAAAGGAGGTACAGGTATTACATATAATGAAAATGATGTAACGATATCATTGGATGACGGTCACAATCTTGATAATCAAAAACAGAGATATTCGCGATGTATGACAGAAGCAGAAGGGAAAACAATAGGTATAAATGTTGATATGAATATTCAAAGAAGTTATACATATATATTGGATAAGCTAGAGAATTTTAAGAAAGTGATAAAAATAAATAAAACAAATGATGAGTTGTTACATTATTTATACAAGAATGGAATATTTTTATACAACCCTCTTCAGTATAATGATAATCGAGAAACTGTTGAAGTTGAAATAACGTACTACCAAGATGAGATGACAAAAATGATGAGCGAGATAGATGATTCATTAATACTTGAAAATATAGTGTGTGACGATATTATGAAAGACGTTATAAAAAATAATTGGAAGAACAAAGATTCCGTGAAGAAGGACGAACGTTTTGAAGGGGAACAAAAAGATTGTCCGAAACCTGAAAAAATAAGGGTTGAAATAGACGGAGAAGAAAAAGTTGAAACAGAAAAGGATTCTGATTCTGATTCTGAAGAAGAAAACAAAGAACAGATAATAAATCAAACGCTCGAGGTTTGTAAACGATTCTTATTTCCCTTATTAGCATTATTATCCAGAACATTTAATATATATAATTTTCAAGATATTTTTAAAGATGAAGTATGTAAAACATTAATAATAAATATTTTTCACGAAAAAAAAATTGATATTAATTTAAATAATTATTTGAAATATATAAATATTATGAATGAAATAATCACTAATAATGAAAATATAATTGATTCTATTCGCGAAATCTACAAAAATGCTACTCCTGATAAGTTCAGACTTTTAATAGAAAAACACTTTATACCTTCAGAAAGCGAAAAGAAAAATTACGCGGAAATACCTACTCCCGTTTTATTAGTTGATAAAATGCTAAACGTAATTCCGGAAGATTATTGGAAATCAATTCATACTACTTTTGAGCCATGTTGTGGTAAAGGTAATTTTATTCTTGGAATCTTCGATAAGTTTTTTGAAGGACTTGTATGTTTAATACCAGATAAAGTTGAAAGATGCAAAATTATAATGACAAAATGTATTTACTTTGGAGATATTACAAACTTAAATGTATTTATAACAACAGAAATAATGAAGTGTCATATTGAAAACAGGTGTGGAAAAAAAGTAAATTATAAATTTAACTCATATATCGGCGATACTTTAAAATTAAATATTAAAGAGTTTTGGAAAATTGATATATTTTATTCTATAATAGGTAATCCTCCATATAATAAAGGTTTATATAAAACTTTTACTACTAGAATGCTAAAAATTACAAAAAGTTTATTGTTTGTAATTCCTTCTAACTTTACAATGAATGTTACGGGAAAGAAGCTTCTTCAGACTTTAAAAGATAATGGATTGAAATGTTTAGTTTTTCTGAATAAAGATTCATTCTTAAATCAAGTTGATATTGATACTTTATATTTTTTAACAGTCAAAGGGTTTAGTGGGGATATAAATGTAAATAATAAAATTATAAGTAGAGAATCTGATATAGTAAATCAAACTAATGATATTGAGTATAATATTTTTAATAAATTATTAAAACAAGAAAAGCTAGAACTTTACAAGGGTAAGAACAAAACATTAAATTACAAAAATCCACAAGAGACAGATAACATTAAATTTAAAAAAGATGCGAAACACAAAAATATGTTATTAAGTAGATTAAATGGTGGAAGAGGAGAGGAAATATACTGGGTTGAATCTTATAAAGAAGATAATTCGGAAAAATATAAAATTGTTTTTCCGAGAGGAACTGGAAGCTATAATTCTATTAATAATTTAAAAAATTTCAATAAGGATATAGTATACAATATGTGTGTAGAGAAAGACACTTTGCTATCAGACGGAATAATGTATATACTTCTAGATAATAAATCAGATTATGAATATATGAACAAATATTTAATGAGACATAAACTGATACGTTTTATCTTTATAAAACAAAATAAATATAGCGAGTTGACCAAAGGTTTATTTAAATATATTCCGAAAATCCCCGTGGAAATAATTAAAAATAATAAGATTTATGAGTATTTAAAATTTACAGAAGAAGAGATTGAATATATAGAGGAAAAATTTTGGAAAGATTTGGGAGGAGTTTCCAATACAAGTGAAGTAGTAGAAAGTTCGGAAACTATTACAACTGAACATACTCAAGAATCCCTTTCAAAATACATAGTTTCTGATCTTAAAAAATTTGCTAAAGAAAAAGGGATAAAGGGATACTCAAAAATGAAAAAAGAAGAAGTAATTAAATTGTTATTGTAAAAATAAATTACTACATCGATTTTATAAAATATAAAAATATTAAACAAAAAATATAGTTTAATATTTTATTTCAAATAACGTTCCTGTTCATGTACAGACAAAAACCATCTTAATCTATTTGGATTCATTGATATTTCGAGTAGTTCTTGCTCAATAATTTCTGTCAGTTCCTTTGATTTCTGTTTTCTATATTCTTCCTTGCAAATTAGAGGAAAAACAATTACTTCTTTTTCATGATTATCCATTCCATAATATAAAACAGGAAAAGTCTTATCCAACGTGTATACTTCAAAGCTCCTTTCCATCAAATATTTTCCGTAATCATAATTAAGTATAGCTGCTAATATATAAAGTTTTTCATCTTTTGGTAAAGTTAAATTAATAGTTATATCTGAAAATATTATCGGAATAATATTACAAACTGGATAATCAAATATATTTTTTTTAAGTTTTTGAGTAAATACTTTAGCGGTTTTATCTATTTTAATAATAATTTCTAATTCAATGTCACAAGTAGACTTAAAGCCGACGATAAGGTCACCATTTAGAGGTTGATTTTCCATAAAATATTCACTCTCAAAAAATACTATTTTTTCATAAAGTGTTTCTGCGACTGCATCTATGAAATTGTGTTCTACAATAGTGTTATTATTAATATTTTGACACTGTTCAATTATATTACTAAAATCATTTTGCATTTTATATATTTATTTACAATTACAAGTATATAAACTTAAATTAACTTATTCTATATGAATCAATAATAAATGAATCGCTAGATAATTTAGTATAATCATGTTCTTTTGTAAAGAACTCCGTTAGAAAATATCCAGCGACATAAAAAGCCGGATTTAATAATTGATAAGTACTAGGCGCTATATTATTAATATATTTATTAACATATTTTCTTATTTTACTATAAGCTTCAAGCGGTACATTATACTTTGTATGAATATCTAATGGAACAGCGACTCTTTTACCACCTGTAAAGATTCTTATACAATCTTGTGTATCAGCGGAAAACTCAAAAGGTGGAATAATTTCGGGATGCATATAAAATTTAATATCATTTGAATTACTTGGTATATTCAAACTTTTTAAAATATTTTGTTGCTCTTCTGTGAATTTTATGTCGCAATCTTTTAGTTTTTGATTACTTGTATTAATTACGGTTGTACAATTTTTAGTTTTCAATTTAAATTTATTTAAATCTGCTAAACCATCAACATATTTATAATCGTACCAATTAATATTTGAACATTTATTTATATCTAATTGTTTAGTATTGTCAAGAACGCAAATACTTGGATTAAATGGAAATATTTCATTATTGTATATCATATAATTTCTATTTGTACGCTGCCAAGGTTTTGTTTTTGTACTTCTTAGTTTAGTCATAGGATCTTGGACATATGAAACTCCAAAATCATTTAAAATAAACAAATGGCCGTAATTTGGAACATAAAAATTTTGTCCATGTATTACATAATTCCAATATCCGCCTGGTTTCACTTTATAGTATAAAACATTCGGAGCTTTCACATCTTTATTAATTAGTTGACAATGGTATTGAATCGCGTGGATTCCAGCCATAATTTGAAACAATGCACTGTAAATTTCTTCTGACGTTCGATCTGCTTCAGTGAACCATTTAGTCATATCTCCGTCAGCCAATTCTGTAATAGTTATGATACATTCGCGCGTTTTACCATCTACAAATTTACAAGTATTACATAAATAACCGTCTTGTAAAAGTGGAAGATTTGGACATATTCCTTTTTCAACAAGAGGATTAATGTAATCTTTTAATATAAAAAATTCATGCCATGATTGTTCTTGTTGATTAAAGGGATTTTTAGCATGAGCTTTCTTAATAAACATATTTAATTTCACAGCAAATTTGTAAGATTTTTCATCACAAGGAATTGGAGCACAAGCAGAATATACATTTCCAAAAGTTCCAGTTCCTAATAAGTTATTAATTTGAATTTTTTTTAATAATTCAGCTTTATCTCCGTGGATACATTGTTCTCCAAATATTTTTGTGACATCTTTTAATTCGGTTGTAAGTAAAGAAATTATTTTAGATCTGTCTGTGATATTTAAAAATATATTTTCATAATCAATATTAGGCTCAGAAGATACATGTAATGATAACGAAGTAGAAGAACTAGAATCTTCGATTGGAGGTTTTATTAAACTTTTTTTAGGAGACCTAGCTCTTTTAGTTCTAGTACTTCTTCTACTTCTTTTAGTTCTGGTACTTCTTCTATTTCTTTTAGTTCTTCTACTTCTTCTTCTTTTAGTTACAGTACTTCTTCTATTTCTTTTAGCATTTCTTTTAGTTCTACTTCTTCTTGTACTTCTTGTACTTCTTCTACTTTTAGTTCTTGATTTTACATTATTAACCATTTATTATTATTAAGTTTAAAAATAATTTTTAAATATATAGATTTATTCGTCAATTATATAATTTATATCTTCTTTGCCAACAGAAAATACTTGGAATACATCGAGTTTAGCATATCTTATAACATTACAGCCATATTTTAAGTTATACTTTGATAACTGTCGGAAAAAAAATTGAATTTTTATATAATTATTTCATAATAAAGTCTGGGATGATTAGTAATATGAATGGTAATATTAATATGGAAGAAGAAAATAACGAATTTTTTGGTATGTCACCGCCATCAATAGGCACAAGTATATCAGTTGGTAGTTATAATTTCGGCAATTATTTACGTGCTTCGGATATGGATATGGACATAGATATGGATACAAAACAACTTACTAAAATGGAGTTAGTAAAAAATACACTATGTAACTTTTGTTGTACTGTAGAAAATGGATTTCCTAGCTGTGAGGTAATATTATATCCATTTGATGACGATATAAGCACTATAACTGGAACTCCACTTGAACTTCAAGAAAAAATTAATTTATGGAAACCTAGAGGAGGAACTGATTTTATTAAAATGGCAAAACTTGCAAAAGAAATAAGAGAGAAAACAAAAACAGATGAAGAATTTAGACATGTACTTATTAAATTATCTGATGGATTTCATAATACCGGAGGAAAGATTGAAACAATTCTAACAGATAATTCATTTGAGAGTATATTTGATTTTGCTTGCTGTATTGGGACTGAGAGCACTGTTGACCGCACTAGTGCAAAATTTTTAGCGAAAGACGATCAAGTATCGAATGAGACTGAAGAAACTGAAAATATGATAATCGGAAGTTGTTTTGAAGGGTTAATTTCTTCAAATAATATGAGTGATATTACATTTGAATTTATTTTTGAAAATAATTCAGAAGTTTGTTTACTCGGTGAAGAAGGTCGAGAGGAAATGGATGAAAAAGATTTAACTGACTATCTAAATTCAGTTGATCGTACTTCCGATAATTTGTCTAAAGTTACCGGAAGTGTTACTTGCACAGAGTTAAGTAACAATCATTTTACATTATGTTCTACAAAACATACAATTGATTCAACTGAATTTAAGGATATGAAAGTGAAAATACATTTTTTTTCAGACATTAGTTTTTCTATGAATGAAAATGTTGGAAGTAATACTTATAATATTATACGCTCAAATCTTCTTCCAATTTCTGAGGAAGAAAGCGAGTCTACAGAAGATATACTTATGAAACCTTATATAAAAGTTACAATAAAATTTTCTAGTTTTAACCAAAATTTAGCTGTAATTATGAGAGGAAATCTTAAATGTGCAACAGTTAGGTATTTAGATAAAAATACTGAACATTTTGAGGTGGTTAAAGGTTTCAATTCAGATATTACTAAGACTGATGATGAATCATATATGACAGAGTCTAATCCAATTATTGAAAAATATATGGAATTAATTACAGGTCTTAAGGAAATTGATAATATACCGAAACATAGATCAAATTTTGATCTAATAAAAGAAAGCATTAAGACTTTACACCATGATAATATTGGATTCATGACTGAAATAGATGACAAAATCCGAGAAGATAATCATATTGAATTACAGATTGTAAATCAGTGCAAAGCTATTTGGCGTAGAATTGTAAATAGATATAAAGCTACACTTTCAAAAGGAGAACAATGGATTGAATCTGGTAGAAATCTTAATCCGTCTGTAATGTGTAGAGAAGTTTCTTGTCAATTATCATCTGAAATATCTCGTTCGTCTGGTCCCTTGTTTTCGGGACCCTCATGTTCTACAACTAATGGATTGTGTAAGTATTGTTATGAAAATCCAGTTAATATGATTTTCACAGATTGTAAACATGCTGTTGCGTGTACAGCATGTGTAACAACTGATATTAACATTAATAATATAACTATATATAGGTGTCCTATTTGTAGGACACCTACTAGTAGTTTTATTGAAATTGAAGAAGTACTCCCACCATTGTGTCAAGAATGTAATAAAACTGTATCTTACTATGGAGTTTGTAAACATCCTATTAGTTGTAGGAAATGTGCTAAAACAAAAAAAAATAAGTTACATTGTAATTTATGTGATAAAGATGTTTTATATATAAAAGTTTATACAGTATAAAATATCATTTTATATAGTAGACGAAAATGTGTAAATAACTGTAAAATTATAAAATAACTGTAAAATTATTTTATAATTTCAAATAACGAAACTTCTTACAGCTGTAAAAATCTTGGACAGTACAGCCATATTTTTACTAAGCATTCATTATTATTAAAATTTGTAAATTATTTTTAAACTATTATTATAGTTTAAAAATAATAAAAGTTCATTTTATAACCATTTATATGGACCTGAACCTTTAATTTCAGTATCTTTTTTATATGGTTCAATAGTAATGTCATTTCTTTTACCATATACAGTCCAGAAATATTCACCGTTATTTCCGTAAATTACAAATTTATTATCTACAACTTTAGTTACTCTATAATTGCTGTTGTTTGTTAGTTCATCATATATAGGACTTATTTGGATCGTAAAGTTTGTAGCTAGTTTTCTTGTATATTCAGGTAAATTAACAATAACAAACTTATCATTTGTAATTATTACACAACCTCTATAATATACCCCTGCTTCAGGCCCTTCTAGACAAGCATGAACTAGATATTTATTCTCGTCCATAGGATGATCGATAATAAATGTTTTATTACCGTAAGCAATTTCACTTGTATCAGTATTATAACATAAAACATTTGGATTTATAGTTGTTATTTCATCTCCAGCATTCCTAACCGGATTAACAATAAATCCGGCTAATCCAGTCGCATTTAATGCACCTGTGCTAGCATTTATAATTATTGAATTTGCCACTTGGTTATCATATCCTGCTTGAAACCCAATTGCTATAGATTCGGGTCCCTGATTTGTATATCCTGCTTGATAACCTATAGCAACTGCATTTTGCAACTGGTTATCATATCCTGCTTGATAACCTATTGCAACTGCTTGAACTCCTTGACTTACAAAAGCTGAACCATTTCCAATTGCAATTGCGCTGTATCCTTGTTCTTGATTTCCTGCTAGATACCCTATTGCAACTGCTTGAATTCCTTGATTTATTATAGCTGATTGTTCTCCTATTGCTATCCCCGATTGTCCTTGGTTTGTTTGTCCTGCTATACTTCCAATCGCAACTGCTCCAGCTCCTTGTGTCTGAATACCTGCTTGATAACCTAATGCAACTGCGTAAGTTCCTTGATTTATAGATCCTGCTTGATTTCCAATTGCAACTGCATTATTCAATTGGGTCTCAAATCCTGCTTGCAACCCAATTGCAACTGTCGATTCTCCCTGGTTTATATATCCTGCTTGATTTCCAATTGCAACTGCATATGTTCCTTGTGTCTCGGACCCAGCTTGACTTCCAATTGCAACTGCATATGTTCCTTGTTTATAAGTTCCTGCGTTAGTTCCAATAGCAACCGTATGTGCTCCTTGTGTTAGATAACCTGCTTGATACCCTATCGCAACTGCCTTAACTCCTTGATTAAACATAGCTGATTGATCTCCTATTGCTACAGCACTTTGATTTTGACCGCTTATTCCTGCTTGATAACCTATTGCAACTGCTG